TGACTATAGTTCGTACTCCTCGGCAGCTAATGGAGGCTCCCTAAAGTTTGATGGTGCTGGTGACCGACTGGAAGCCCCACAGACAAATGTAATCGGAACAAATGATTTTACACTAGAGGCTTGGGTGTATCCGGAGTCTTTTGGGGCTACGGAAGCTTTTTTCTGTACAATGCCAAGTGGTTCGGCCTCTCTACAGCTTAATGTGGCCGCAGCAGGGGCTTTAGAGCTTTGGTACAGTGGTACTGCTACTTCAAATCGCGTGTCAATAGCAAACGTATTTAATGAAGACACTTGGCACCATATTGCCGTAGTAGGAGACGGTACAACAAATGAAATAAAAATTTACAAAAACGGAGTGCAAATAGGCACTACTATTAGCTATAACTATAACTACTCTGGATCAGGTAATTATAAAATAGGCGTTAATAGAGGCGGGACCACTTATTTTCATGGGCACGTGACTGATGTAAGACTTGTAGTCGGAACAAAACTCTACACTTCAACATTTACTCCCCCAACATCTCCTCTTACAGCAGTTACAAATACAGAGATTTTACTTAAAGGAACCAACGCAGGCATTATTGACAAGTCTCAAACGGGTAAATCTATAGCGTTAAAGGGCAATGTTAAGTCCTCTACTACTGCGTATAAATATTTAACAAGCTCTATGGCTTTTGACGGGACTGGAGACTATATAGATATTCCAGTAGAGGATCAGTTTGGGTTTGGAACAGGTGATTTTACTGTTGAGTTTTGGTTTAACTATACTGGTACTATGGGGACTAGACCTATGCAACTAGGGACAGGAGTTAATGGTAGCAGCCACTATTCGGGGTGGGCTGTAAGAATAGAGAGCGGAAATAGCTTACAGTTTGAGAGGTACTCTGGAGGCCACACTAATTATACATTTGGTACTTTTTCATCTAGTGCAGGTAATTGGCATCATTTAGCTATTACGAGAGCGGGGACAACTCTTAGAGGCTTTATTGACGGTACTCAAATAGGCAGCGATCTAACAAGCTCTTTATCTTTCGATGCTCACAATACAACAGACCCTCTGCGTATTGGATGGGGCTATGATGGTAGAGGTAATTTTTATTGGAATGGATATATGTCAGATGTAAGACTTACCAAAGGTCTCGCAAGATATACGGCAGCATTCACACCACCCACAGCGGCATTAAAAGGATAATATAATGGCAGCAATTAATTTCCCAAACAGTCCTTCCGACGGGGACACTCACGAGGGTTTCGTATATAACTCTACTCTAGGAGTATGGAAGAGTACTGCTTCTAGTGGGGGTATTACGGTACAGGACGAAGGATCAGCACTAGCGACCTCAGCCTCAACTATTAATTTTGTAGGCTCGAATGTTGTTGCGTCAGGAACAGGCTCCACCAAAACAGTTACACTTAGTGGTGGTGGAGCGGGAGAAAGCCCTATTGTTTATACAGAGCCGCCTACGTCCCACACTTTAAATACCGATGGAAGCACTAGTACTGTACAAATGCAGGCAGTAGATCCGGAAGGTACAGCAATTACTTATGGTATTGCTTACGCAAACTCTACAAATGCCAGACCCGACCAACTTGCGGCAGATACAACCATAGATCAATCAACAGGTACTTATACTTTTGATCCTTCTACAAATACTGCTCATGACGGAACTTTTAAAGCGCGATTAAGTGCCTCTGATGGCATAACCCATGCTACTCGTTTTGTAGATTTTGATTTAGCTTTTACTTTTTCAAATCTACTTACTACATCAATGGTATTTGACCACTATAATGCTGCGGGGAGTGCAACTAGATTTCCAAATGCTGCTTATGGAATGACGTATAATCACTTAGATGCTACTCTGAGTACAAGTCAGTTTGGTGCTCACAATCAAACGGTCCCCTCGTACTTAGCAGTTTATATTGGCACTGAAGCTAAAGCAGTAAACCAAATAAAATTTAATATTCACTCCAATCATTTTGGAGACTTTGAACTACAGGGTAGTAATGATGCAAATACGTCTGGAACTTTTTATAATACTGGAACCTGGACAGCCTTGACATGGGCTTCTGGCACTATTGGTACAACTGCCCTGACAAGTCAAAATGCGGGTGGCCGGCTAAATGGTTTTGCTGATCATACTATTGTTACTAATAACTACACGAACTCTGTTGCATATACTCATTACAGAGTTGTAATTACTAATGCTTATAACTATTCTAGCGGCTCAGGAACGGGCGGCTGGGCCTCTTATGGCTGGGAAATGAATCGAGTATAACAATTTAAGGAGTAAAAAATGGCAGTAGTAAATTTACCAGATACCCCTGCAGACGGCACAACACAAGATGTCGGGGGAATTACATATACTTATAGCTCTAGCAAGGGCTATTGGACAGCAGCCGCCAGTTCCGGCGGAGGCGGCGCTTCGGTGACTTCTTCAGACACAGCACCTTCATCTCCTAGCGCAGGAGACCTTTGGTATAAGTCCGATACTAATGCTCTGTATGTTTACTATACCGATGCAGACTCAAGCCAATGGGTAGGGATATCAGGACCTGCAGGTGCTGATGGAGCCGCTGGAGCCGCTGGAGCCGCTGGAGCCGCTGGAACGGATGGAACTGACGGAACTGATGGTTCCAGCGGTATAGTAAATACTGTATATACCGAGAAAACAGATACATTTTCTGGGGTTGCTAACGGAACTCCATTATTGGTCACAGGAATGGCAGCATCACTTACTCCCGCGTCTACCTCAAATAAAATACATTTAACAGCTCAGATTTCCTACTCACAAACAGGCACTACTTATAAAGCCTGGTTTAAGAGAACAATAGGCTCTGGAGCAGCCACTGATGTACACATTGGGGATGCAGATGGAGTGAGACAAAGAGCAGGAATTCCTTTGGCTTTAGCTAGCGATGCAAACCAGGGAAACTCTTTTATACTACAATTCATAGATGAGCCTGCTACTACAGAGCAGGTTACTTATCAATTATATGTAAATAATGATAATGCAGTAAATTTTAGACTGAATAGAAGTCAAACGGATTCAAATAACAATACTGGCGGACGGTATATAAGCACAATTATACTGCAAGAACTAGGGGCATAAGATGGCAATAAATTTTCCAAACAGTCCTTCTAATGGCGACACACACACTGCTGCCGGACAGACTTTTACATATGATGGTACAGCAGGAGTATGGAATGCTGCGGCCTCTAGTGGTGGAGGAGGAGGAGGAGTAACTTCCTACGCAAATCTTGCAGCATTTCCTAGCTCTGGAAATACTGGAGGGGACTTAGCCTTTGCACAAGACACGGGAGCTGTTTATGTGTGGGATGGAAGCGAGTGGGATCGAATGGCTGCAGGTAGTGATGAAAGTCCTGTAATTCTTACTGATCCCCCTACCACGCACGACTTGGACCATACAGGAGGTACTACTACCGTAACAATGACTGCGCAAGATCCAGAAGGTTTTGATATAGAATATGGAATTGCATACAATACTTCAAATAATGCAAGACCTTCTCAGCTTAGTGCTGATACAACTATTAATCAAACTACAGGAGCATACACGTTCACCCCCTCTAGTACTGGTTCTGACGCAGGAAGTTTTAAGGCAAGATTAAGTGCTTCAGACGGAGTAAAGAGTAGTGTACGAACTGTGAGCGTTGCTCTTGCATTTGATGCTTTAGGAGAGCTTCTTCTTGCTGCTGGTGGCGGTGGTGGTAACTCTTGGGGAGGCGGAGGCGGTGGTGCCGGGGGTCTCGTATTAAATACAAACTACACTTTTACTGCTGGTGTGACAAATACTATTGTAGTAGGTACTGGAGGAGCGGCCTCTCGTAGTGTTCAAGCGACTCGAGGAGATAATGGTACAGATTCTACATTTACAGCAGGGTCTACATTAGTATATACTTCTGTAGGAGGCGGTGGTGGTGGTGGCTACCCCGCAGATAATCAAGGTGATGGAGGCTCTGGTGGTGGTACCGGTAGAGCCGGTATTGCAGACAACGGAGTATCTACTCAAAATGCTTATGGAGGCGTAGGTTTCGGACATGATGGTTCCGCAGTTACTTACAGCAACAAAGGTGGCGGTGGTGGTGGAGGTGCTGGAGGTCCAGGACAGGGCGCTACAACTTCTGCGGGCGGAGACGGCGGAGCTGGTAAAGCTTCAACAATTACAGGATCTAGCGTTTTTTACTCTCCTGGAGGCCCTGCTGGCGGATATAGTACAAGCATAGGCTCTTATGTAAGTGGCACTTTTTCTGATTATGGAGCCGGAGGAAACGGTGGAAACTATAGTGCAGCAGCTTCAAGAGATGGAGCGGCAGGGGTTTGTATAATTGCAACTCAACAACCCGCAACAGCAACAACCGGGAGCCCTACAGTAGATACTAGCAATAGAAGTGGTTGGTACGTATACACCTTTACAGGCAATGGTACAATTACTTTTTAAAAGGCAATAAAAAAGGGGCTATTGCCCCTTTTTTAATTCTTCTTGAAGAGAAACTGCAAAACCTTTTATCGCCATCTCAAGTCGTTGTACTTTTAAGTACTCTTGTTTTAGCTGCTCTTGCAGATCTTTCATTTGACTAAGATACCCTATTGCTTCCTCTGAAAAGTTTTCAGGATTTATATCCATCTTAGGTTCTTCAGCAGTAGCGCCACTTTCGTCCTCCCACTCACTTTCGTCTGCTAGAGGTATTTCGACCCCGTCGCTACTCATCAGGGGTCTCCTCCTCTGGTTTTGGAGGGCTTGTATGCCCTATTTCTTGTTTAAGTAAGTCCACAAAGCCTATTCTAGCGACTTCGGATACTTCAGTTTTTAGTTGAAATTCCCTAGTTTGCTTAGTGCACTCTTTTATTTGGCTAATTATGTGTCTAGCCCTGTCAGATAAAGAGTCTACGTCGTAAGAAGTATTATCTATCTCTATTGTTTCGCCAATATCGCTCATTTAAAAACATCCTGCCAATTGCCTGTCGTGCTAGCTCTTGCATACTCTGTAGCACGGTTCTCAAAGAAGTTGGTATGCTCAACTGCGTTTAACATATAATCTAGCCACGGCAAAGGATTCTCTTCGCTGTGAAATATTTTTTTCATTCCTAGACCAAGTAGCCTACGATCTGCAATGTATCGAATGTACTCTTTGATTTCTGCTGCTGTGAGGTCTGGCACATCCGCGCCTTCAAAGCAGAGATCAATAAATGCATCTTCTAGCTCTACTGTACGTTCTGCTGCACAGTAAATTTCATACTTTAACTCATCGTTCCACAACTCAGGATTTTCCTGTATGAAAGTACGGAATAATTGAGACATTCCTTCTACGTGTAGAGTTTCGTCTCGAATAGACCAGGTAACAATCTGTCCCATTCCTTTCATAAGGTTGTGTCGCGGGAAGTTAAGCAAGATAGCAAAGCTACTAAATAACTGTACTCCTTCTGTAAACCCAGAGTAAATCGCCATAGTCTTTGCAATGTTCATGGGCGTATCCATACCAAAAGTAGATAAGTGTTCGTGCTTATCCATCATTGCTTTATGGTCCATGAACTTTTGATACTCATCATCTCCAAACCCAAGAGTTTCGAGTAGTAGTGAATATGCTTCTTGATGCACTGCTTCCATTGCAGCAAAAGCAGAAAGCATCATTCTTACTTCAGGCTGCTTAAATGTTGGTAAGTAATGCTTAGCGTACCCACAACATACATCTACGTCGGCTTGTGTAAAGAATCTAAAGATCTGAGTCAATAGTTTTTTATTGCCTGGTGTAAGTTTTTCTCGAAAATCTTTCAAGTCGTCTGCAAGATTGACTTCATCTGGAAGCCAGTGCATATGCTGCTGACTCTTGTAGTGCTCAAAAGCCCAAGGGTAGTTAAAAGGTTTATAGTATTCTCTTTCAGTGAGAAGATTCATTAAAAGCTCTCCATGACTTCTTCGAAGTCGCTATATCCTCCGACCCATTCACCATTCACCAATATTTGAGGAACGGTTTTAGCGCCGGGAAATAATCTACTAAATTCAATTGTTGCTTGGTTGGCGTCAATATAAGTATAATCGAGGCACAACTCTTCTGCCAGGTCTACGGCTTTATCACAAAAGCCGCATCCATCTGCTCCATAAATTTCTACGTTCATCTTAACCCTCACACGCTAGACATTCATTCTCGTCCATAGAATCAAAAATACGCTGTCTTAGTGCTTCGTCCGATACTGTTTCCGCTCGCTTATACGCTTCGCTTCGTAAGTAATATAAAGTTTTTACTTTCTTTTTCCACGCGGCCATATGAACAGCGTGTAGCTCTTGTTTTGATACATCCGAGGGGAAGAAGACATTTAGAGACTGACTTTGGCAAATGTGTTTTTGTCTGTCTGCTGCCATGTCTATAACCCATCGCTGATCTATCTCTACGGCAGTTTTAAATACATCTTTTGTCCAGTCATCAAGGAAGTCTAGATGCGCTACTGATCCGCCATTTGTAACAATACTTTTCCATACATCATCAGTATCCATTTCTAGGTCTCGGAGAAGATCCTCAAGATACTCGTTCTTTTGTAAAGAGGTACCACTTTTAGTTTTCTGTGAATATGCGTTAGCACGGTAAGGCTCGATACTAGGACTAGTGTTGCCGCAGATAATACTAGACGAAGCATTTGGAGCAACAGCCAGCAAGTGGCAATTACGCATACCCGTACCTTTTGCATCAGGTGCTTCTCCGCGCTCCACCGCAAGAGTGCGCGAGGCAGTTTCCGCAGCAGATTTAATGTGCCAGAACATAGCCATATTACGTCCTTTCGCCATTGCCGATTCAAACGGAATGTTGTGCCGTTGTAAATAGGCATGGAACCCCATCGCTCCCAAGCCAATACTTCTCTCCTTTTCTGCACTGAATCGTGCTTTCTGTAGCTCATCTGGAGCGTTCGCAATAAAGTGAGTAAGAACGTTATCCAGCATTCGCACTAAATCAGGTATAAAGTGAGGATCATTACTCCAAGAGTCATACTCCTCTAAGTTTACACTAGATAAACAACATACTGCTGTTCGGTCTTCACTGGTTACAAGAGTAATCTCACTACAAAGATTTGACTGATGTACTTGTAGTCCTAAGTCTTTCTGGCACTGAGGAAGAGCCTCCTGTACTGTGTCCCCAAACATAATGTAAGGCTCACCAGTCTCAACACGATTTTGTATTAATTTTACCCAAAGTGTCTTTGCTGATACAGTCTTTGTTACAACTCCACTATTAGGATCCACAAGATCCCAACTATCATCAAATCCTTCCACCTTAGTGGCACCTTCGATAAGCTCCATGAAATCATCAGGAATAACCACACCGTGATGAAGGTTAGTAGACTTGCGGTTAATATCCCCACCAGTAGGCTTTCGAACATCTAAAAATTCCTCTATTTCGGGATGATTCATCGGCAGATATGCCGCGTAGCTTCCCCGACGTGTGACTCATTGTGAGAAGGCAAGCATTTCTGCATCCACCACTTTCATAAAAGGTATTACCCCAGTAGACTCGGAACCATTAGAGGTTTTAGAACCAACTGAACGTATGTCTCCCCAATAGCCGCCGACGCCCCCGCCAACAGAAGAAAGAAAAGCATTTTCTGTATAGTGGTCGGTAATACCTCGTCTACTATCATCCACATAGTTAAGAAAACAACTAATAGGAAGCCCACGCTTAGTACCACCATTACTGAGAATAGGGGTACTGAACATAAACCATAGCTTACTAGCATAGTCATACAGCCGTTGGGCATGTGCATCATCATCCGCGAAGGCTTCTGCTGCTCGTGCAAACGCCTGCTGTGGAGAACCTTCTCCATTTACTAAATATCTGTCTTGTAGAGTTTTAATACTAAACTCTGAAAGATAGCGATCTCTTCTAAAATCAATTTCAACGCTCATACAATCTATTCTCTATGTCAGGAATATTCTTCATTCCTATTGCATCTTCACAATAAGTAAGTATATCCATTAACTCATAATTTGCTAGTAATTGTTCTGCATTTTGGTTCAAGCTTTGAATATACTTATAATTACTTGCAATCGGGAGTTGGTTATAAATGTCTAAAGCGTCGCCATACGCCTTAATTAAAGTTTCTGCTCTCTTGGGGCCTACACCAGGAATGCCTGGCACATTATCCCCTTTATCCCCTACTAAACACTTCAACGATATGTATTCTTCGGGGGTAACATTGTAGTGAGTCTTCCAGTTTTCTAGGGTGACTTCTTTTCTTGTAACATATGAAAATCTGCTTACATCGTCTTTAATAAGGAGATCCCAATCTCGATCACTAGATATAAGCCACATTCTCCCCAGATTGTATCTCTCTTTATGCTTTACTAAATATCCTGCGATGTCATCTGCTTCTACTCCGTAGTACCGTAGCACTAAGTGGTCCTCTGCTAAAACATCTAAAGATGCTTCGTACTCTGCAAAAAACTCTTCAAAAGCAATTCTTTCCTCTTCTGTTTGATCTGCAAATTTGTCTTTTCTATTCTGTTTATAATCTGGGTATATTACTTTTCTATAAGATGAAGAGCCCCAATCCGCTGTGATTATAATTGACTTACACTGGTAAGACTCTGCTAAACTTTCTACTGTTTTCTGAAAGTCATATCTAAAGTCTGTACGACCTTGATGTTTCCAACGAAAGGCTAAGTTTAAAGAATCTACTACCAGTGTTGAGGGGCCTTCTGCAATTTTTTCTGTAAAATTAAACGCCATATAAAAACCCTACCTTTTCTTCTGCAAGCCATGTTTTTGCAAGAAGCACATGACATTGCAACCATTCTATATAAATCCAATGGTCTGTGACTTCTGGAAGAATATTAGTAACAACAAATACCTCTGACCGATTGTATTTGAAAAACAATAAAGGCTCCTGGCCGCCGCCTTCTGCTTGTTGTTCTAGTTTCTTCCACCATTTGATTAAGTTATTTGTTCGAGGTGCAGTGAATATTTTATCTGAAAGAGGAGATTTTTCATAGTTCTTTACTTCTATGCAAAAACGATTCTTTGCGTGTGGAACGTATATATCTCCCTTTAAATACTCAAGAGCACCGGAGGCCGGTACTCTCTCAAACTGATGACCCGTGGCTTCGCGCAACATATCTCTTACAAGATACTCACCTCTTGCGCCCTTAGCCCTGCTGTCAACCATCTACATCGTTGCCCATCAAAATTTCGCCAAGCATTTCATACTTTTCTGAATACTCAGCAGCTTTTGATAATTCTTCTTCAATTGCTCCAAGAATATCAGGATGCTCTCCAATTCCCACTGGACTCCTCATGTAGATCAGTACATTCGCTTTGTGATACTTCACTTTCCCCGCTAGATAGCTCATCATGCTGTCTGCTATTATGTTTCTCAAGTTCTCTCTCCTTTATCATCTCGTGGATTTGTCGCCTACGATTACTTTGCATACGTCGTACGTGTCCCATCAGTGCTCCAACTTGCTAATATTACCTGACTTAACTACTTCTACTTTGTCAAGCAGAGGGTGTGTCCACCCGTGGCTGACAACATAAGTATTTAAATCTTCCTGTAAAAGTACTTCTACGAGCTTTTCTCTTCCGGCATCGTCAAGTACTGCGATGACCTCATCTAAGAATAAAATATTGATCCTAGACTTGGATATACTACTCATAAGTTTACGTATTGCTATTAGAGTAGCGGTGTTCACCCTTGCCAACTCTCCACTAGAGAGAGCAAGAATATCCACAATGTTACCATTATCAGTGATTTGAACATTAAGTTTATCATTTGTAACTACAAACTCCAAAGTAAAACGACCATCGGACAATTCTGCTAGATAATAATTTGTGAGTTCTTCCAACTCTTTTACCAAATTCTCTATCTTGTATGCAAGTAATCCATTCGTACTGAAAGACTTTTTTAGTACTTCTAGACTGCTTGCAGTGTCTGTCTCTAGGTCAACCAACTCGTTTAATTCAAATAGCTCTGTCTCAAACTGTTCTGTTTGTTCAAGAATTACTTGTATTCGAGTATTACGACGAGTTATGGACTCGTTTTGCTTTGAGATGCGCTGTAGTTCTTCTTTTGCTTCTGATATTCTTTTCGAAATTTCCTGTGCCCTGCTTTTAAGCTCGACAGGGTCCAGCACATTCGCTGGTAGGCTCTGGTCGATACTTCTGAATAGATCTTCCCAGTCGCGCTGAATTTTTCGTGCAGATTGGTATTCCTCATTGTTTCGTTTAATTTTGAGTATTCTTCGCTTAATTTCATCTTGTCTTGTTTCTGCCTCCGTTATTTTATCCGCTTCTTCATTGATAAGCTCTCGTATAAAAGCACTATCTACGGATTGCTCGCAAGTGGGGCAATGTGCTCCTAGCCCACTTAGCTTGTCTAAAAGTCGTTGAGACCCCGCTACTGCTTGTGTTAAGCTACCGCTTTCTGCCTGTAGCTCGTCGTATGATTTAATACCAGAAACTTTACAACTTTGAGCATCTTCAATACTAATGTTAGACAACAAGTCTTTATAAGTATTATTCTGAGAAATCTTTTTATTTTTCTCAGAGATATTTTTAATTTCACTCATAAGGTTGGCGAGGTCTTGTTCGTCTTCACCCGTCTCAATTGAAATTTCAGATACAGGCAGTATGGTTGTATCACTCAATTTGTTATCGTGCAACCACTTTTCAATTGTCGCTGTTTTTGATTCAATACTAGTAAGAGTTATCGTACTCTTTCTCGCCTCTTCTTTAAATAAGTCAAAGAACCTCACATAGTGCTCTAGGTGTAGAAGATCTATGAGAAACTTTTTTCGGTTTGTGTCTGTTGCGGTGAGAAACTGTAAACTACTATTAGTGTTTTGATATACTAGCTGAGAGAAAGTCTTGAAGTCAATACCCAGTATATCCTGAAGAGTTTTGTATGTATTAGTTGCTGTGTGCGAACTAATATCTTCACCATTTTCTAGCAGTTGCAGTTTAATATTTGACTTTCTATTGATAATAACATCGTACAAAGTACTATCTTTTGTGAATGTCAAATGTATATCATACCCAGAATTTACATATCTGTTGGGTATGTCGGCTTTTTTAATGCCTTTTGAGTTCTTGTTATATAAAGCCTCTTCTATAATTAACGGGATGGAGGACTTTCCCATCCCGTTAGTACCAACAAGCTGTGTGACTGTATTACTACTTAGATCTAGCTCGTTATCAGGGCCATAGCTAAAACAATTACTCCATTTCAATTTTTGAAGCGTAATCATTAAATATACCTACTATTTTGGGTATCCGTGATTCTGGTATTTCTAGAATATAAGTTAAGTACTCTACTAACTCTTCTTGCATAGACATCTCTTTGTCCATAACAAGAGTTGCTTCACTACTTCGCTTAATTACTTTCTTATCCAGCAGTTCATTATTTTTTACGTTTGCAAGTTCTTGCATATCACCTTCTATCTCGTAGATAGTGTGGTGCCACTCTGTAGGGACCATTTCATCAGTACTAGACACGGTCTTACGGATAAGCTGGGGTAGCTCAAAAGAGTCCCACATCCATGTCCAGTTAGTTGGGTTTATCAGAAGGTACCCTGTACTAACCTCATTTCTATGAAATGAAGTGGTCATAGGGCTTCCTGGGTATACAATATTGCGCTGAGTATTACTATGGGCGTGCAAGTCTCCTGCAAAAACAACAGGGAAATCCTCAAATCTGTCTAAGTCCACCTCTGGCTTGACGTGTGGAGGTATCTCACCACGAACATGAGTAAACAAAGGCTTGCTTTGGTCAAACAGTTCAATAGAGTTTTTACGATGAAGGTCTGCGTAGGGAAGTACCCCAAACCCAAAATCAGTATCTACATACGAAATATCTACTATTTGTACTAGAGGATTGATATCCCTCGATACTTGCTTTAATTGTGTAAAAAATGTTTTGTTTTTCTTTGTTGCTTCATGATTACCGTCATAGATAAGAGTCGGAATCTGTACTTTCCGAATAAACGAAAAGTACAGCTCCAACTCTTCCATGTTCGGCAGACGGTCAAAAAGATCACCACCAATAATGTGCATATTGCACTGCTTTTCGAGAGAGTGTATCTGCTCGAAGAATAAGCGGTAGCGGTTTAATGCCCACTCTCGTGGAACATTCTTTTGACCTAGCTTTATATGCCAGTCTGCCGTGAATAAAATCATCCGATGTTGAACTCATCTTCCAGACTCTCATCCATATCTTCAGATGAGACTTCTCGAATTTCGTCAAGGAGTGTCTTTTGTGCGTCGGGAGTAGGACGGGGCATAACATCATCCATAGACTTCAGTTCTGCAATAGCGGCCATTTCGCTCTCACTAAGTGCTCGTTGCTTGCACTTTAGTACTTGTAGTTGGTACTCTACATTGTAAGGTAATGGACCAGTTTTGACACGCTTGAATCTAACGTCCCAACCTGTTTCTGGGTCAGTAGGGTCTCCAAGGTCTTCTGCTGCAGTAAGAATTGCTTCAAACAACTTCTTCTTGAGATTGACGATTTTTACTTCGCCGTTGTCAAGACACTGCATAGCGTAGCTCCAGCCACACTTTAGATCGGGGTAGTACTCACGAATCCAGTCTTTTTCTTTATTGTTGAATCGCTCTTCGTTGCGGTCAAATGAAAGACACTCGAAAGGAATGTTCTTACCATTTTTACCCTCTAGCCAGTAAACGTATCGTGCGAGTACGTCTCCAACAAGGCGTAGTTCGTTGTCGCCGTCTCGGTAAGAGTAAGAAGTGATAGATGATTTTTTTGCGCCGCCTGCGGCTTTGTTAAATGATAGTGCCATTAGTGTATTGTCTCCTGGTTGGCTTCTTCATATAAAAAATGTACTTTATCATTCTTTATAGAAAGTAGGCTATTAGTTGTGATAAGCTCTAGATCAAATTCGATAAGTCGAACGTCTAGAGAAGATTCCCCAGTTGTTGCATAGTCCGCTAACGGACGCATGGAAGCTAAAGCAAGATACTGGGCTATCTCGCGATAACTATGTCTGTACGCATTGTACAGAAGCAAATCAGGATGTATCAAAAATGATTTACCTGAAAAGTCTTTAAAACTATATTTATAAATCTCAGAGTGCCGACTATCCGGAATTGAGTTCTGTGTCATCATTTTAAGAATGAGGTACATAGAACGTGGGTTTCCGTCTGCAGCATCAAAGATCTTTTCCCAATCGTAGAATAACATATTATACTCTCATCCGAAGCAAAAGTCAAGAACTAAATTTCTATGCTCAGAGCTGTTTAATTGAATAACCTTGTTTCATGTAATAGCCCATTCTGTTGGATGCTTGTCTCTGGGCCGTTTTTCCTTTTAAATGAATGTCAATAATTACTGGGTCTCTTTTGTTCTCATGCTTGCGTACAACCCTGCCGATGAGCTGGGTAAGTAAAGGTTCATTATTAATAGGGGTTGCAAGAATAAGGCAGCTAAGAGTATTAACCGAGATGCCCTC